GCAAACTCGATCTCGACTTCGTGTCGCGTGATCGCGCCGAAGAATGGAGTCGTCCTCACAGTCGCCGTATAGACGAGAAGAGGAAGATTCGCGTTTGCAGGCGCGGAGTTGTAGTAGATCCGAGACGAGAGCGCAGTCGCGATCGCCGTCGTCGCATAGAGCCGAGTCTTCACCGCGTCGAGGATTGCTTTGCTCATGGAGTCCTCGCGAATTCTCTCTCAAGTGCCGTGACGATATCTTTCTTGGCGAATACCGAGAGACGAGGAAGAACCTTCCTGACATATGGACGAGGCTTCATTCGGCGAGTTCCATATTCGAGCATCGGAGCATATTTCAAATTGCTTCCGAATCGAAGAATGACATCTCGTCCGTCCTCGAAGATGTTCGCGAATCCGTCTGGACGATTGCCGACTGTCTCGACGCTCCACGAAGCGCGGAGGCTTCCTGTCAAAACCGCAGGAGATTGTCCGGCGTATGAGGCGCGATGGTAGCCACGCGCTCGCAGATTCCGACCCTTCGCCTTTCCTTGTGCGACTTTGTAAAGCGTCCCCATGCCTGCGTGAGATAGTTGACCACGCATCAATCGGGCCGCCCTTACGAGAGACAAGTTCATACCTTTGCGAATACCGACTCGCATCGTTTCGAGAATCGCGTCATGATTGAACTTTGCGCCGCTCATTCTTCGACATTTCCTTCTGCGCCGCCGAGTTCTGCGTTCGGCTCAACTTCGACGCAATCGACGACCGTCATATTCAGCGAAGGACGTGCGCCAGTCTGCCCGAGTTCCGCAGGATTGACTACGCCCGTTACGCGCCATTGCCGAGTTGTCAAACTTTCCGAGTCGTGGATCTCGTAGTCGATGCCGATCGTGAGTGCGCCGGCAAAGTAGATCGTCGCGGACGTTCTGCCTTCGTATCGACCTTGAATGACTGGCTCGCTTTGTGAGGCAGGCTGAATGAATCCTGTCGCCGTAAAGACGCGGCCATACTGCCGAGAGATCGATCCGTCTGATTCGACCGTGTAGGCCGGAAGACGGATATAGAGCGTCATTCCGAACTGATTCACAAGCGTCTCGATGCTCAACGGAGCCTCCGATACGAATCTAGAACCAACTTCGTCGACGAGTCGAGATCCGACACAGATCGAAGCGAGTACGAGTATCCGCCGAGCGATTCACTCTGAAGGTTCGGATCTCGCTTGCGCGAGTTCAGAAGACGGGATGCCATCTCAATCGTCGCCTGCTGAAGATCGTATGGAATCACTCCGTATCCGCCTTCGTAGTCAACGAAGAACGAACGATACTGCGTCAGCGTAGGGCCGTAAATGATTCCCCTCGCATCGTCGATCATGTAGTCGGTCAGCGAATCAGTCGGAGCCTGAAGGTAAATCGTCTTCTGCTTGAGATCCGCTCCTGCGATCTTGCGAAGGTACTTCGTCGGCAAATTCAAGACCGCGCTTGCCGAGAATCCAGTTACGCCAGAGATCGCCGCCGCAAGCAGATTCGTCGACGGATACGTCGCGAACACGGTTTCAATCGATGTCTCGACTCCAGACGAATTGATTCGATGGAGATGCACGTGATCGGTATCGACTCCAATCGTCACGGAGATATCGCTCGCGACTGTCGATTTAACGGAGATCGCATTGTCGTAGCCTACTCCGACAAATCGAACGTGCTCGACTGGATTGTTCTTCAGCGCAATCCGATCCGCTCCGTATGTGTCGTGCCACTCGTAGTATCGCTGCGAGACGAAGTTCCGAGCGCAGTATCGCTGAATGAAGTCACTCGCTCGGTCGATCAGGCTCTCCATCAGCGCATCGTCGGTCGTCGTCGTCACGCCGAGATATTGCTTCAGACTGACAAGAGTCGTGAGTGAGTTCGTCGCTACGGCCATCGGCTCTCCTTGGCTTCTTCTTCGGCGTTTGATTCAGTCGAGTCGAATCCACAAAGAGCGGAGCAGGCTCGATCGCGTGTTTGGCGTATCCCTTCGAGACGAGCGTCTTCGCTGCTTCGTGCGAGACGTTCACAATAGTTCCCGCTCGAAGATCTCGTCGGCCTACGCCGTCGACGTGTATCGCGCAGTTTCGGAGAACGATTAGAAGGTCATGCATTCGATCGGTCTCCCGTCTTCATGGTATTTCGAGAGATATTGCGTGATCGCGCGGCAGTCTTCGGCAGGCCACGTCACGACGTTCTGAAGATGTCCGATGCGAACTCGCGGACAGAGGCAAATTTTCTTGCCTGCTTCGCGGAGACGATTCCAGAAGAAGATATCGTCATCGACGCGACCCTCTTCCCAGTTGCCGCTCTTGTTCGGAACGCCGAGGAAGAACGGCCTCGGAAGATCACGAATCGCATCGAGTCGAATCAGCGTCAGGCCGAAGTGACCCGTGTTCATTTCGAGCGCGTCCGTGTAGAGCCGATCTTCCGTCATCTCCTTGAGAAGCGTTCCGTCGTCGTTCTTGATTGAGAAGAGCGGAAGATCTTTATCTCGTCCGATCTGAAGCGGACAAAGCGCGGCAACGTCAGGCCGCGTCTCCATGACTTGCCAGAGACGAATGATGTCTTCCGCGTCAAAGATCGAATCGTAGTCGACCGTCAAAACGTACTTGATGCCTTCCATCGTCAGGCAAGTTTCGAGAAGACGTTCGAGGCATTGGCCCCAGAAGACTCCGGTTGATCGCGTGACGTTGAAGCCAAGCGAGGCCGCTGCATGATGCAGAACGCCTTGCGTGTCCGTCCAACAAACGCGAGGAAGCGACATGATGCAATGAATGTCGCGCATCGGGAAAGACGGCGCAGGCCGCGAGTACTTGCGAGCGACGACGGAAATCTTCGTCTTCGTCTCGTTCCAAGACCAACAATTCTTGCCGCGCGAGATCTCGAAGCCTGCGAGATTGAGAACGCGCGAGAGTTTCTCGCGATTCCAAATCGACTTCGCGCCATCGCCGATGAGCATCTTTTCCGTCTCTGGCTCGCCGTCGTTGTAGGCTTTGATCACTCCGTCGAGATCAGGCACTTCGAGCCGGAGTTCTGCTCCGTCTTTGAGTTGCGATGCGATCGAGCGAAGCCAAGGGATCGCGTCCTCCGTGCGGATTTGCGTCAAGCCCGAGCCGATGTCGGCTCCGTCCTTCAGTTCTTCCATGATGTCTCCTTGCCGTTTGGCTTCGGAATGATAGAGGGGAGACGGACAGGCCGCCTCCCCACCGGAAAAAGAAAGAGGCTTGTCGATCATCCGAGCGCGTAGGTCGTGACTCCAGTTTCGTCGGCAGTCGTGACGGAATCGATCGGCTCAAGAAGTTGAGCCATGATGATCGAATTTCCTTCGAGGATCTGCTCGATTGTGGCTTTGAGAAATCGCTTCTTCCCGAGCATCGAGACATCCCAAACGATCTTCGGCTGTGTCGTCGATGTCGCCTTTGTCGGAAGAACGTAATCGACTCCGGCAACCATCTTCGGAATCGCTTCCCAAGTGACTCCCTTGTCCGACTGCTCGATCTTCGTTCCGCTGACGAGCCTTCCCGCTGAATCCGAGCAGAAGATGATTCGAGCGTATCGGTATCCTTGAGTGTCAACGGATGCCGTGAAACTCTGACCGAACGACTGATCGAGAACGACCATCTTGAAGTCTTGCGAGTTTCGCATCGAATCTCCTCGTTACGAAATCACGTAGTTCGCTGCGCCAGTCTCGGCGACGGTCGTGATGCCGTCGATCGGATCAAGAAGCATCGCGTTGAGTTGACCTCGGCCAGAGGTCGCGTGTTCGATCGTCGCCTTGAGATATCGCTTGCGACCTGCGAGATTCACATCCCAAACGACCTTTGGACGAGTCGTGAGATTCGTCGTCGTTGCGAGCGTGTAGTCAGTTGCGAGAACGATGCCTCGAATCGCTTCCCAAGTCGAATTATCGTCGGACTGCTCAAGTTTGCAGTTCGTCGTCGGTGCGCCAGTCGATGAGGATGAAAAGGCGATACGCGCGAAGCGGAAGCCTTGCGTGTCGACCGATGCCGTCAGCGTCGATGCGCTCGCCTCGGAGAGAACAACCGACTTCATGTTTTGAGAGTTTCTCATCTGTGCTCCAAAGAGAGAGGGGAGGTTTCCCTCCCCTCTCATAGATCATGCATTCACCGATCAGCCGTTGACGACTGCGCCTGCGCCGATTTCTGCGGCAGTCGTGCGACCATCTGCAGGATTCGTGAGAGTGCAAACGAGTGCGCCCGTCGTCATCGCGCCGCCTGCCGATGCCTGAACCTTCAGGTATCGCTTGCGGCCTCGGAGGTCGACGTTGTAGACGACCTTCGCGACGTTGGTCGCAACTGCCGCGCTCGATGGAGTCCAGTCCGTTCCAGGAACGAAGCCAGAAATCGCAGCGTGGCCGGAGCCTGCCGTGTCGCTGTGTTGAATGTACTGATTCGTGAGAACGGTCGAAAGGCCGTGAGTAGTCGGAGAGGTTCCGTCGACGAAGGCAATCGATGCGTATGAGAATCCGAGCGTGTCGAATTCTGCGGTCAAGAGGCCTGCGGCAGTCGCCGCGCCTGCGACGGTAATGATCTTGTAATTCGCTTTCATGTGTGCTTTCTCCTATGGATCAGAAGGTGAACTTGATGATGCCACCAGTTGCGGACGACGATCCGACGTTCGCGCACACGATGTCGACGCGCTCGGTTCCACGAACGACGCGCTCGTCCTGCTCGAAGGCGTTGAGAGCCGAATCGCTGAACGCGATCGAGGTCGCGCGGCGATCGCCGAGATAGCAGGCTTGCGAGAGGTCGCCGATGTAGGCAACGACCGAATCGCCAGTCGTTGGCGTGTACGGAATGACTTGGGTGAATTCGACTGGAGTTCCGAAGAACTTTGGAGTCGCGATGCCATTCACGATTTCGCTTGCGGTCGCGCCACCTGCGGCAAACGCGAGACGCTCGAAGACCGCGTGATAGGTCGACTTATTGCAGAAGATCTTCACGTTGTTTCGTTGGAACGCCCAAGCAGGAAGCAATGCAAACGCCGTCGAAACTTGAGCCGACGTGATGTTTGAATAGTTCGTCGCCGCGCCGGAGTCGCTGACTTGATAGGTCGCGTTCGAGAGCGCAGTTGCGAGGCCGACCACGCCGCCGTATGTCGACGTGCCGTCGCCGTTGAAGCCTGCGTCGTCTTCCTTGAAGGCGAACTGGTACGCGATTTCATTCGCGACATCGCTCGCGAGGTCGATGATCGAGTCTTCGAGGAGTTCATTCGAGACGGTCGTCAGCGCGGTCAACTTCTTCGCGACGAGTTGCACGTTGTCGAAGCCCATCGTCGACTCGGTCGCGGCGATCGCTTCGCCGACCCAGTACGCGGTGAGGCCCGTATTCTTGCGAGGAATGCGGAGCGTGTCCGAGGTCATGCGATAGATCTTCGCATTGCGGCGGAAGACACCGTACTGCTCGCGAAGCGTAACGAGTTCAGCGGCCATCTCGTCAGGAACGAGGAAGCCACCTTGCGAGTTCACGCCTTCGGTATGAGCCTTGATCGCGATACCGAAGTTCTTGCAATTCTCGACCGACTTCTTGTGGCCGAGAGTTGCGAGACACCACGTGCCGAACTTCCACGCCATCTCCTTCGAGGAGAAAGCCTTGCGGCCTGCGCTATAAACGCGAGCGCGTTCCCAAGGCTTGTCGTCGACGTTCGCGACAGCCGAGAGGCCGCGCGGCATCGCATCGAGACGCGAAGCGACTTCGCGACGGATCGACTTCGAGATCTGTTCCTTCTCCTCATCGCTCATCATGTCGGTCGATGGAGCAGCGGCAGCGATCGTCACGTCGAGCGTGTCTGGATCGACGGCCATGCCTTCGGCATCGGTGA